CAGGTTAGGATCTACGCCGCGCATGCGGGCGATTGATGTTGCGTTGAGTTTTGTCATGTCGTCCTCAGAACGTGATGCTGCCAGAGCCTACCGTTGTCCACGTATATATACGATATCCGCCGGAAACTGTAACCGTTGGCGAGCCTGTAGTGGCGGCGGCAGCAAGGTAAATGTCGGGATACCGGATTATGACTATGCCAGAGCCGCCATTGCCGCCATTGCCGCTACTAGTTCCCCCGCCGCCACCCCCTGTGTTGCTTGTGCCGTTGCCGCCACCACTGCTGCCGCCTCCACCAGATCCGCCAGTTCCGACATTCCCGCCACCGCCGCCAGCGTAATCAACAGATGATCCACTTATGCTTGAGGCCGTTCCGGCTCCGCCATTGCCGCCGGATGAGCCAGTCGCCCCAACAGCCGAAGCGCCACCGCCGCCGCCGCCTTGAGACAAAGACCCACTCCCATCTCCTCCATTATTACCTTCGCCAACTGTTCCCGATCCGCCAGCGCCATTAGAAAAAGCAAACCCGCCGCCACCTCCAGAACCGCCGGAAGCGCCGTTAGGAAAAAAAAAGTTAACCCGCCCGCCTCCGCCGCCTCCTGTAGACGTAATTGTATCAAAAACAGAATTACCGCCGGCTCCCCCGGTAGAAGAACCGTTATAAACTACGCCAGAGCCTCCCGCTCCTACGTTAACAGTATAAGCAACGCCGGTGGTAACTGAATATCCTGACGCTGTCCTAAATCCTCCGGCTCCGCCACCTCCGACGGCCCCTCCTCCTCCGCCGGCAACAACGAGATACTCAATGCTTGGAGGGGCGATTAGCTTGCCCCAAAACATTGCGTTCAGAATGCCACTCATGTGACGCCCGCGCCGCTGATAATCCAGACTGCGCTTTCAACCTTGATCGCCGTCGCGACGGCGTTGACGGCAAGCGTCCGATTGCCAGTCGTGCCAGTGCCGCCGAGATAAAATGTGCCCGAACTCAGCGCCACAGTCAGCGTATTGATGCGGTTTATGAACGTGATGACGGTTCCAAGATCATACGCGACAGCCGCGTCAATCGTGAATGTGCGCGCATTGTTGTCGGTTACGGGGTGAAGGATCGCCTTGCCGCTGTCAGAGAGAAGGGTCGAGTAGGCCGCAGACTTGCTGACAATCGGAATATTGAGGTATCCAACATTGGTTGGGATGAATGGAGTAATAAGAGAAGACGCCGTTGTAAGCGCGAAATCGCCAGTCGTGTTGCCCACAAGAAGCTCTGTATTCGCCGGCGCGCGGCCAAGCGTTATTTTGCCTCCCCACGTCGTGGCGACGTCGTCAACCATCAGCGGTCAACCTTGTTGTTCAGCGTGTCCTGTATCTTGTCCAACTTCGCAAATACCGCTTGCATCGTCACCGTGAATTCGTCGCGCGTCACATATTGCCCAGCTACCAGAACCTCGATTGCGCTGACCTTTTCGGCTAATTTCGTATCCGCCGCCTGAAGGTCTTTGAGCGAAACCCACATCGTGTTCAGCATCCAGCCGCCCATGGCGCTGAGTATGCCGATGACGATGTTGAAAAGAACCTGGTAGTCTGGCATCACAGTCTCCGGATGAGGCTCATGGTGGCGATGACGGATGGAATTGCTGGTCCATAGGGCGCGGGATCAACAGCCGCAACGGCGACGGAGTCGCTTGATGTCCAAGCCAGTTGAAGATAATTTCCCGCGTTCAGATTGACCATAAAGTTCCACGCCGCCACATAGCCGTAGTTTTTGTTGGGCAGGTCAATTTCTGTATTTGAGTTCGAGACATCGGTTCCGTTCTTTTTTAACCAAAAATAAGCACGCTTGTTGTTGTCCGGAGCCACGACCTGAATAGAGAACTGAAGGTTGTAAATGCCGTTAACGGGAGCCGTGAACTGAGAGTTGGACACCAGTGAAATGCCATACTCAAAGTCTATTTGATTGCACGTCAGGATCGCCGTGTTCCCAATCGCGCCGTGGTTCTGCGTCGCCGTGCTATAATATGAAGCGCAAGGCGTCGTGTTCAGGTTGGCAATGTCCTGCGTCGTCGTGCGGCAAGAAACGCCCGCCTGAACAATCTCAAGCTGTTCTGTGCCTGTTAGGGCAATTGCGACCGGAAGGTTGGGTATCTGTTGGACTGCCACGATGCGTCTCCGCTAATCCAAGGGGCCGGTTTTGGGAACGACCGTGTTGTCGTAAGGCAAGCCGGGATTGTTGTTACCCGGCGCATTCGGGTCTGTACCCGGCTCTTCGTTGAGGCCGTAAGGCGGTTCGCCGGTCTGCTGCGTGACGCGAACCTTGTCATCCTGCGTAATGCGTGTGTCGCCGCCCGGGACAGGGATGCCAGTCTGCGCGTTGACGGTATTGCCCTGCGTCGTGCGCGTGTTCTGCTCGGCGGCGACGTAATCCTGCGTGCGCGGGTTCTGGATCGGCACGGGATCAGCCGGAACGACGATGGCGCGTAGCTGCTGCTGCGGGACGTCGTTGCATGGGTCGCAGACAAGGATGCGCTTGTTGATCAGGGACGCGCCCGCCCAGTCGTATTGCCAGGATAGATTGACGTGGTTGTAGAGAAACCCGCATCGATCGCATATGCCAAATGCGCGAGGGTTTCGTGCGCTGACGCGAGCGCGGCCGTGCGCTCTCATCTGAAATATCCCGAAATAGTTGGCGATATGTAAAAATTTGCCTGCTCAATGTTCTGAGCCGCGGCAATATTATACGCCTCGTCGGCGATCGCTTTTGAGCCGGCGACTTTGTCCGGCGCCCATATCATCGCGAGACGATGCGAGAGGCCGTAGACAAAAGCCTCAAGCCAGAGATACGGGATTTCTACCTGCTCGGCGCCCTGCAGGTTGCTGTCCTGAATGCGGCGCACGCGATAATATTTCAGGCTTGTCTGGGAGCCGTCCGGGACCGGCCAGAGCGTCACGGTCGGCGAGATCAGGCGATCAAACCAGAATGTCGTCGGGAAGCCGCGCTGGATCTTGTTCGGGTAGCTCGCGTATTCCGTGCGGCTGACCGGGAGAATGATGCGATCAATCGCCGGCGATCCGTATTCGATATACGCGTCGAGGATCATGACGGTGTTGGCGTCGACGGTGTATGTCTCCACGCCGGCGGTCAGGGGCGTCGTGATCAGGTCTACCGCCCACAGATTGACGCCGCGGTTGGCCCAGCTCGCCAGCATCATGTTCGTCGCCGTGCGCGCGGCGTCCATGTGTTCCGCCAGAACGGCCGTGGGGCGAACGCCGATGAGCTGATACGAAAAGAGGACCATCTCGCCCAGCGACGGATTGTAAAGATAAGCGCCGCTGGTTGCCATCTCACCCTCATAGTTCGAGCGTCGCGAAGATTATACCCCACGACGCCCGTTGTGTCATTTACGCATTGCCGGGCTCAACCGGGATCGGCGGCACGTTGTCCTGCGCGTCTTTCGCAGCGGTCGCCTTTTCCTGATTGATCGTGTTTGCAAGGATGCCCTGAAGCAACCCGTTGGCGACTGCATCGAAGACTTCCTGTCCTGTCGGCGGGCGGACGCTGTCAGGGACAGCCGGGATGCCCGGAACGCCGGGGATCTCGTCCTGCGCCAGAACCTCGGGGGTCTCCGGAACGGCGTCCTGCGCCAGAACCTCCGGCTGACCCGGATCAATCTCGTTGCCAAGATCGTCATAGGTCGGCGGGACGGCAGGCTGATACGGGATCGCGTCCTGCGCCGGAATTGCGGGCTGGTAAGGCACCGCAGGCACCGCAGGTATCTCCGGAACCTCCGGCGTGCCGGGAACCAGAACGCCATTCGGGAAGTAAAGCTGCGCGTAGGCGACCGAGATGCGGTCGATGTCCTTGTCCGCGATGGTTACGCGGCTTTCAAGCGGTGCCGGGTCGCTGTCCCGCTTGGATGCAATAGCGAAATATCCCATTATGCAGCCTCATCAAGTTCGACCGGCTCGTTCGCTTTGGCGACAGCCGCCTCCAGTTTCTCCAAAATTGCCAGCGCGGGCTTCGCGCCCTGCAAGCCGCTTGCCTTGACAGCCACGTCCAGTAGGGCACCAAGCGCGTTCAGTTCTTCCTGCGTAAATGTCACGTTAATCATGTTGCTTTCTCCAAAGCATGTGTCCAGTCAGTTGGAGACGCACAGGGCTGACCGGACGATGCTCCCTGTGCGTGTTGGGGTTAAGAGGTGACAGCCTTGATGACTGCAAAGCTAAATACTGGCTGTTCCGTCGTTGTGCCGCCGGTTGTGGCAAACGTAATATTGAATGCACCAGCGGAAACATTAGTCACGAAAATCTGATACAGGTCAGTTCCTGTGTCCTGATTGACGATTATGGTATCAGTCGCGGCCACGGTGCTGTTCGTCACAGTAAACGTTTGCCATGTTGCCGTTCCAGCCGCGCTAACAAGCGTAATCTGGCCGTTGGCTTTGTTGAGCGTAACGCCAGTCGTGCGGCCGGTTGCCTGCGTTACCGCGCCGCCAGAACCAGTCCCGTAACCAATGACGGCTGTTGAGCCTGTTGCGCGGATAGATGTTGCGGCATAGATGTTACCGGGCCTATTGCTGGCAGGGGAGCCGATATCGTAAGACGCAGCGCCGGTTATTAGATTGCCGCTCTGATCGATAAGCCAACGCTGAGTAGCGCCTGCATAAAAGCGCGTGGCTTGGCCGATGCCAGCAACAAATATTAATTCGCGATTCGTTCCGGTCCCGGCTACTTCCAACCCGACATTAAGCGCATTTCCGGACCACTTTATAAATCCGCGCTCATAGTTACTGGCGTCAGTATAGGTATTATAGACGTTGAATTGCTGCGCGTTCGTCCCGTTCCTCAGCGCGAGCGTGTTGGCGGCGTCGCGCGAGAGGGAGAGGTCGGAGGCGTCATTTGCGTCGGCGGTTGAGGAGAAACTGTATCCGCCGCCAGACCCTATTTTAACTGATATGCCTAGCTGAACCCTGTTTGACCCAGCCGCGTTAAACATCATAGTAGTGTTGCTTTGAGACACCAACTGACTGGCGTTTGCAGAAGCGCCAAACTGAAATGTTCCACTAGCCGTAAGATTGCCGCATGTTAGTGCGGCATCGCCCGTATCATCCGCGAGGCGAACCTGTAGCGTCGCGCTGGAGCGTTTCAGCGCGGGGAAGGAGGAGGTGGTGCCGCCGAATTGAAGACGGTCGAAATCGTTGCTTGCGTTGTTTGTGAGCTGGATAATACTATCCGCCGGACAACTCATTCGACATCTAGACGCCCACCTGAACTGATTAGTACTACCTGCTTGGACACTTCCAGGACAATCTAGATTACCGGATGAGAATGTCCACGTATAAGTAGCTCCTGTTTTTATTTTTAGAACACGATCTGATCCAGTTCCAGCGGCTTCTGTACCTATTATAAGCTCATTCGTGGTCCACCCCATAACGCCGCGCTCATAATTGCTGGCGTCGGTGTAGGTGTTATAAACCCGGAACGTCTGCGCGTTCGTGCCGTTTCTCAGCGCGAGTGTGTTGGCGGCGTCGCGGTAAAGAAGACAAGAGGCATTATCAATAGATGCAGAGCCAACATTAGCCGAATTAAGCCAGCCGATAGCAGAAGTGCTTCGAACAATAAGGCCCTCAACTGACCCGGTATTTCTTACGGCTGCAATGCCGTTGTCAGCAGAGCCAACTAAAACAATGCTTCTATAATTGTCCGTTCCGCACCCAATGGTTCCGTAATCAGTTCTGGTTGGAGCAAGGACAATTGTGCGGGCGTCGTTGTTAATCGTCAGCGCCGTCGAATACGCATTCTGCGCCGTGCCGCTGCTACCCGCAGGCGCGACCTGAAAGATGATGCTGCCGCCAGCGCCCGTGCCGGTGCCGCGTGAGCCTTGGATAGCAAAGTCAGCGCCGGGGAAGTTGGTCGTTCCAGACGCAGACTGAACACGGAGCATCTGGTCAATAGCGCCGCGCGTTCCTGTCTGCGTTCCAGACTGCGAACCGCTGGTGTTGACCGCCGTTCCAGCCATCGAATTGGCCCAGGAAGTAGCGATCTGGAACGTGTTCGCGTCAACCGCAATGACGTAGTAGGTCGTGCCAGCCGTAATGCCAGTCGGCAGCGCGCCGGTCGTTGAGAAGATGACAGGCGTGCCCGTCGAAAGACCGTGGCTGCTCCACGTTACGACGCCGGGCGTTGCGATGGTGATTGTGACGGTAGAAGACGCGCTTGTGTCCGCAGCGCCTAGCTGGAGGGTGGCGGCGGCGGAAGCAGTAAGGAAGAAATTATTCGTGTAGCTTGTATCATTACCAAACCTGAACGAACCAACGCCGCCGCGGCGCATAACGCAATCATCTAGGTTGGTGGCGACATTATCGTTGAAACTCAGGGATGTATTATTGACGACAACAGCATTTCCGTTGACTTCAAATCTTAGATTGCCGCCTTGCAAGAAATCAATCTGGGAAGTTGACCGACAATAAATACCTGAGTTTGCTGTGCCTTCAAATTGAATTGCGGCAGATGAAGACGATCCTTTCTGAATAATAAGCGCGCCGCTTTTGTCAACCTTGAACTTACTGACATACGTCCCTCCGCCAGTGCCAATATCCAGCAGCAGCGAACCGCTCGCAGACGCCGTGTCGGTCGCGTTGAACTTCAGCCCCGTGAACGTCACAGCGCCCGCGTTCCACGTCTGGGACAGGTTCAGGACAGGATTGCTTGTCGTTATGCCCGTGCCAGTTCCGGTTGAAGAGATCGCCAGAGACTGACTGGCATTAGTCCATGTCGTCCCCGACATTCCGCCGAAAGCGCCGCCGTTATTATATTGGACCTGACCACTCGTCCCCGCCGCGCCGTTGGCGCCGATGTAGGTGGCGAGGTTCGCCGTGGTCAGCTTGAAGTTCGCCCCAGAGCGAGCGATGACAAACTCGTCTCCCGCCTGTGCCGGAGCGCCGCTGGTAAAGCCGCTTATGGGGGTATTCGGCATGTTCTATCTCACTCTTGCAGGATGAAGTCCGTAACCGGGTTCTCCATCATGATGAAATCAACAAGGCTTCCTTCCTGAAGGATGCCATTTGCGCCCGGAGGACCAGGCTGCCCGCCGCCAAACCCGGGAAACGATAGCCCGTTTCCAACAGACATACCCACTGAGGGCGACAGCCCCGTCGGGATGCTCAAACCCGGATTTGTCGTCAGGCCATTTGGCATTTATATCGGCCCGTTGCTGCTCTGGAGCGACGTCATTGCAACAGAACCCGTGCTGGTCGTTGTCAGGACAACTCTCACAAATTTCGGAGCAAACAGGAAGTTGCTCTGTTTCGTCACTGTCGCCGCGACGACATTTGTGTCCGAGCTATCAACCCACGTCATCGACGCTGCGGCGACCGGGCTGAACGGATCGTTCGGGTCGTCGAGAGAAGACTGAACAGTATATGTCGCAGACCCGGAGACGTTGCACTGAAGAGAGATGTTGGAAGGCGCAAAGTCGTCGAACCGAACCCACGGCGATGACGCAGTATTTGTCATGCCGACCGTCAATGCGCCAGCAGCGTCCGCAGATATCGTCACGCTTGTAACCGTCTTGAAGTAGCCCGTCGTCGTGGCTGTTGTGGCATTGGGGCCAGTAACCGTTTCGCTGACCGAAGCGTTGTTTGCGTCCGTGCCGGTTACGACAAATGTGTTTGCGCTCTCGTTCCCAGCAGCGACGATCGTCACTTGCCGCGCAGTTGATCCGGTGAATGTCGCCCCAGAAAACGAACCAACCTGAATGGATCCGCTGTTCCCGCTGACCGCAATGTTGCTTACCGACGTAAATCTATTCACTGAAGAGCGCGCTTTTGCATTGGCGCCCGTAATCGCCTCAGTGAGCGGTCGCCCATTGGCGTCAAGGCCCGTCACCGTAAACGTAATTGCCGTGTCGGCGGCGACGCTGGTGATGTAAACATAGCTCGGGACAGAAAAGGAAACGACCGATGTATTAAGCGTCAGGTTGCCGGCGCCCGTGGGATCTTGGGCGGGAGCGACGTTGTTGATGCTGAAAGTAGCGCCGGCGCCGTTCAAAATGATCTGGCCGGCATAGGGGGTCTGGGAAGCCGCGACCTGACTGGTCACTGCCGCCGTCACCGGACCAACTGAAACGGTCTTGGCCTGCATTATCGTTTTCCCTTCGTGTGACCCGCGCGCGAGGCGGCGACATTGTCGACCAGATTTGGCCAAGGCCTGCCGGCGGCGCGCGCCCGAGCCTTCGCCATCTTAACACCTTTTACGCTCAAAGCCTTCTTCTTTGCGTCTTTGGGCGCGTCTTTTTCCCAGAAAGGCTTCGTCATGTCAGCAATCCCATTTTCGCAGCGATTTATTGATGCGGCTGTTCGGGTCTGCTGCCGTCGCAGAGCCCGTCAGCTTTCGCTTCATGCCCGTCATCCGGGCGCAGAATGAAGAACGTCTGGAGGCCGCCTTGGGGCTCTTGGAGGCCTGTTCCTTCGACACCGGCGGCTTGAGATTGTGCCCCTCAGCTTTGGCCGACGCACGGCCCTTCGCGTTGAGGCCGCCCTCTGGATTTTTACCGGCAGAACGCTGCCATGCGGGTGACTTCGCCATAACGTCCCTCACTGCAAAAACGGGGGCGCGCGGCCCCCGTCTGTTACCCAGAAGAAACAGGCGCCGCTCAGTAGTGCGAAGCCTTGCCGCGCGGCGAACCGCTGTGCGCCGACGAGAAGACGCCGCCACCCGACGCGCGCGCAGGCTTCTTGCCCTTCGCCGCGTGCGACATGACTTCGCCGCCCTTCTTCATGCAGCCGCCGCCAGCCTTTTCGGACTTGCCGCCATACATCTTGCCGGCCTTGCCGCCCTTCTTGAAACCGTCAGTCTTTTCTTCAGCTTCCTTGATCGTGGAAGCCTTGCCTTTGTAAGCGCCCATGAGAACCTCCTATTAAGCGTTTTCAGCCTGAATGTAGCGAACGACAAGATCACCAACGCCAGCGCCAGTGTTTGCCGAAAGCACGTAGAGAATGACGTCGGAGGTTCCGACATTTGACCACTTGCCAGTTCGTGTCGCATCCGTCCCCGGTGTAATGGCGTTAATGCCAATTGCACTTACGGTAACAGCGGAAGCAAGCTCATTTGCTGAAGTAGTGGTTCCAACGCTGATAACTGGCGAGGCGCCACTCCACCCGGCTGTGTTCAAAAGCTGCATCTGAACGATGTGACTATTTGCCGGAAGGCAAATTGTCGTCGCAGTTGCAGATGTAGTCGATGCTTGCGTGAGAGCAACAGTCTGCGCCATCATGCAAAATCCAACGTTCTTGACTGTTCCAGCCGTTGAACCGGTTGTGTCAAGAACATCCCCGGCCTTGATAGGCCCGGTGAAAGTTGTAGTTCCCATATTTACCTCCTGCACAAGGGTTGATTACGTCGTCTGTGCAGCGTCCGCTTGGCCGGTCGACGTAATTTATGCGCCAAGAAATGCAGCCCCCGAAGGGGCTGCAATTTATCAGGTCGGGAACGATCCGAATATCGAGCGCCAGTTGTAATAGCCGAAGCTATAACGCTCGTAGCCCTTGACCAGCAGGTTATCTGTCACGAAGTCGACCTGCATATCGGTTTCGAACTTGATGCGCTCCATGTAGGAGAGGCCATCAATGTTCGTAAGCAGGAACCACGCGCGCGCCGACGTAAGATAGTCGTTGACCATGTAACCTTCAGGCAGGCCGCCTGCTGTCATCATGATCGCATTCACGTCATTATCTGCTGTTCCCGGACGCAATTCTGTCTTTGTAAGACGAATTGCAGTCGGCTCCAACTGCGGCGGAACGACCAGTCGACGACCACGAGCAAACACCTTCAGGCCCGCCTGATCCTTGAAGTTTGTCCTGATGCTGATCATACCGTTCAGCAAGGACGCTTCATTGAGATCAACGTAGACTGCAGGTCGGTTCGAGACCGTGCCGCCATCAATCGGGTGATCATTGGCGATCAGAGCCTTGCCGTCACCGCCGACAGACGCATTATACGTCGTCGCCGTATTGAGCACGTTCGCGCCGTAGATTTCTTTCGTCTGCTGGAAGCTTTCCACCAGACCAAGGTTCGACGGCATAAACTGGGACTTATACAGGTTGTCGTCGATCGCCTTGCGGGTGATCGCATAACCAAGACCAATTTCGGTGTGTTCCTGGTTATAGACGTAACGCTCGCCGGCGCCATTATCGAACGCGGTCTGACCGCCTTCGGTTTTGAGCTGAGCAAGACCAAGGAAGCGCATTTCAGCGGTGCGTTCAAGCGCCATCTTACTGTCGTGCTTCGTGAAGATCTTGTCATACTGCGACGGGATCTGCTCATACTTGCCTTCAATACCCCGGAGACCGGGGAGGAGAAGGTCTTTGATTGCACTTAGGTTCACGGCCATAACTCAAACTCCTTGAGTTTTGGGGCCATGCGGAACGTGTTTCCACGTCTGCCCGCTTCTGGCGCGTCTAATGGCGATAATTCCGACGCCGTATCTGTCGGCCAACGCCCTGTTGGGTTCAGCAGAGGCACGAACGGCCTTTACCTGTTCTTTGGTCAACTTTGTTCGCCCATGGCGGCCTCGCGACACAATGTCACGAATGTTTTCAGCTTGAGTTCCCGTCTCAAGATGAGACGGATTTACGCAGCAAGGATTGTCGCACTTGTGACGTATGACCATTCCTTTTGGAATAGGATCACACCAAAGTTCATAAGCAACGCGGTGAACACGCAATCGCTGCCGATTACGCATGATTACCCCATAGCCATACGACTTTGAGCCTTGCCACTCCCAACATCCAGCATCCGTAACGACCGTTTTATTCATAATGGTAGCGCGCAACAAATCGTCATCAGAAACTTTCCGATGCTCAACGTGCGGCGACGAAACCATAAGAATATCTCGGTCAATCATTTGATGCCCTAGACGCCGGTTAGCTGCTTGGTGCTGACGTTATTGAAAGCAACGATTGCTTTCTGATACGCGCCGCTCTCTGTTCCGTTTTGATCCGGAGGCGTTGTAACCAGAGAGACAACACGGAACGGCAAGCTGCTGTCCGTGCCAACAGTGGCCAGAAAAGCACCAGAAAGGCCGCTGTCTGCGTTACCGGAGCCAATGTTGAAGCCGACATTCGCATTCACATAGCTCTGGGCGACCGAAACGTTGCCGAACTGGGCAATGAACCTGGCGTTTGGATCGTTGACGATGTATCCCTCAACCGTCTGGTTGGAGGCCACGTCAGAACCCGGCCAATAGTTTGACCAGACGACGCGCTTCTGGGAAACAGACAGATACTTGCATCCGATGAAGATGCCGGCGACCTGAGTGTTTCCGGAGCTCGATGACGTCGTGCCGCGAACCACGTATCCATTGCCGTCTGGCTCAACGGGATCGCCGTTGTAGATGGCAGAGGCATTGTAGACGATAGAAACAGCAACCTGCTCGTATGTGGGAGCAGAACCGTTGCCACTATACTGCTGAAATCCGTTATAGGCGGCCGTATTCGCCATGACGGTTCTCCTTTTTACAGGAGGTTCTGTCATCGCGCCGAGCGACTATGGAACCGGGGAAAGCTTGTCCTCGCGCCGGGCGAGAATGAGACTGCCGCACCGGGCGGTATGTCTGTCAGACGGAGATTATTGCAAACAGGACGCAAAAAGTAAAGGGCCGCCCCGAAAAGCGGCCCTTATCCGCCAGGTCTTGCCCGACGGGGGGAAGATTATTCCTCCGGGATGGGCATGGCCTCGTAGGATTTTTTAATTTGCGGCCGCACCTTGGCGTGGTCGCGCGTCATTGTCCCATCCGGCGTGCCGGCGAGCTGCGCCTCCTTGTGCCGGACCTGCAGACGGGCAATACGGAGCTCCTCGGCCCGGCGTTCCTCAACAATCTCCAGCGGACACTCCATGAGGATCAGGCCGTCACGCATGATGAACTGATCCGTATTGCCCAGAGGCATCATGTGCGGATGAC